GTGGAAACAGAGGCCTATGGGAAAAAATGTGTCCATAATGCGGTCTACCATGCTCTAGATGCTGTTGTGCGGTGCTTGGCGTTGCGTCCGTTATTGCATCGGCTACATGAGGCCCGAAGGTTCTCCTCTGCGTACCAATCGCCTCCCATGGCGACTGGAAGGATGTGGTCCACTTCTTGAGCTTCTTGTGTGCATCCTGCCGCGCGTATTTGGCAACGGTAGTCATCGCGTTCAAGTACCTTGAGCCGGACCTTCTTCCATGGGCCGTCGTACTGTGGCTTCCTGCTCATTTGCAATGACGCTTCCATCGTTGAACGAGTGGGTGCTTTGATTGACAGATGTATCTCTGGATAGATGGTTGGCCGCGCAAGCATCCCCATCCCCAAGGACCTACTCTCCAGACCTTGCGGCCTGAGCGTTCGATGTGTGAGGTGAAGGCGATGGCGTCTGCGACTTTGACTTGCTGTCTAGGTGTGAGGCCTTTGGCTGAGTTGTAGTTGGACCATGTCCGAAAGGTTTGACGGTGTATGCCTAGGCCTCCGGTGTAGCTCTTGGTCGAGTGCTTCCAATTCAATCCCGTTTCACATCTCGCGAGAGCTGTGTAGTAATCGTCCGGCATTATTCCGCCGTAGATGCTGTGGTCGTTAGCTGCTCTGACTGGTGTGGCTGTTCCGAGTATGGCGAGGATAGTGATGGTCGCCAGACGATAGCCATGGTGCCGGTGTCTGTGCGTCGTCTGAATGGTGTGTCTACGACATGGCCAAGGTCGACGAGTTCTTGTCTTCTCTTGGCTGCTGATGACCGGAGTATTCCCGTTTCGATGCTGAGTTCGTAGTCGGTTGCGTCGCCGAGGCGTTTGAGGGATTCCCATACTCGTCTCCTTTGTGAAGGGCCGCGACGCGATGCGTTCTGAGCGGCCTCGTGTGAGGTATGTGGGTCGTTGGTTCTTACGAGCCTAGTCGCCTGGATGGTGGTGTCTATGGGCATGGGGTCGAAGAGCGATGGTTGAAGGCTCATCGGCCGTCTCCGTTGGGGAATTGGTAGGCGCGGAGTGCGGCCATGAGGTTCGCATAGGCCTCTCCGAATAGTCCGCCGCTGCTGATGTTGTGCGTCACATTTGGGCGGGTCATGAGGTTCTCGGTGTTGATTGCATCCGTTAGATATTGAGCCGAGCGAAGGACATCCATTAGCCGGTCTAGTTCCCCATTTAGCTTTTGGAGTTGTGCTTCTATGCGATAGAGCTCATTGAGTGTGTGTTGTTCTGTCATTCTGTTTCTTCCTTGTCGTTGTATTCGGTGAATCCTTGGCGGCGTAGGTCGCCTTCCATCTGCCTTATGAGGCTGAGTGCTTCGCGGATTGTGGCTTTGGGGTTGTGTGCCTGGTCGGCGAGGATGTCTTTGAGGCCATCTTTGACTTCTTTGGGGTTGAGAATCATTGCGTCCCTGAGCCTTGGCATTTAGGGCAGACGATGTAGTCCGATGTTTCGGGTTGCCAGATGTGCGAGAGGCCTTCTTCGTCGATGTCTTCGTAGCCGGTCTTGTATTTTCCTAGGCACAAAGAGCAAGTCTTTATCTTTGATGAGACGCTTATTTGGCTCTGTTTCATATTGGCTCTGTTTAGTGCGTCATCCTTGGGGGTACCCCTCTCCTCATCCTTGGGGGTACCCCTTTGCATGGGTGATGAAGTGGTCAAGATGTAGAGATTGCTACTTGGGTCGCCTGCTGCGTTCAAGCGGTGTTCTATTTCTAGGGCTCCTATGGTGACGAGTTCATCCTTTGCGCGGTCGACGGTGGCTGTGGAGGTCCTCATAAGGTCAGCGAGAGTCTTGCGTGATGGCCAGGCTCGGCCTTGGCTGTTGGCGAAGCGATTTAGGAGGGCGTAGAGGCGGATGGCGTTGCTTGAGATGTCAGCTAGGACTATCCATTCCGGAACTATTGCGAAGTATTCGCGGGACTGTATTTCAGACATTCTCTGCCTCGGCGTCGTAGAAGTGATGGCATCCAGAGAGGACCGTCGGTTCAGGGTCCAGAGGAAGGCGCATCAGGCCGTCTATGGGTTCGGGTGTGCCGATGATGAGTTCGATGATGAGGGTGATTTCTGCGCCACAGATAGCACACTTGACCGAGACGAGTTTTGGATATTCGCTGATACTCATAACGAATCCTCGTAATGGCTTATTACTACTCGACCTACAAACTCTGCCACTTGTGGGACTACGGCGTTTCCGAGTCCTCTAAGTCTGTCCAACCTAGAGGGAATCCCATCAGCCACTCGACCCACATTGGGTTCAGTTTTCCACCATGAGTCGAGGGGTCCGCATCTAGCACCGCTTCGCCTAACATCTTGGCTAACGAATGTTCCCTCGTTCGTGCGTAAGGGTTCTTCGCATCGTTCGCCTGAGGTGTTGGCCACATTACAACGGCATCCGCTAGTCCCATCGAATGACCCCTCGGTCCATTTTTGGAACGCCTGCGCCAACGCGTCTTCTCTAAATACCATTCGGCGTTCGGATGTTCGACCTCTTGAGTCGTTGGGGTAGGCCACAATGACAACGCGTTCTCTAAGGTGCGAGGCACCCTGCGAGGCTGCGGAAACAATTTGCCACTCCGCGTCATACCCGATGCTGGCCATTTCCCCAAGAACGGTGGAGAGTCCGAGACTAATGTGTCCTCGCACATTCTCCAAGATTGCGTATTTTGGTCGTAGTTCGCTAATGGCTTGTCGTACCCATGGCCATAAATGTCTCGGGTCTTCTGTGCCATTGCGTTTCCCTGCGGTTGAGAAAGGTTGGCAAGGGTATCCCCCGCATATGATGTCAGGTCGAACAATGTCTCCCCAGTTGATTTCTTTGATATTTCCATGATTAGGCACCTCTGGCCAATGTTTTTTTAGGACTCGACATCCGTAGGGGTCGATTTCGGACTGCCATATAACTTTCATTCCTGCGCGTTCTAAACCTAGGTCTAGCCCGCCTATACCTGAAAAAAGTGAGCCGACTGTGAGTGTCATCGGAGGAGTTCCTTCACGCGCTCGAGGTCGTGTGGGTACCACACATAAACCTCCGCTGCGGTGTTGAGAAGAACATCGAGCCAGTCTTTTTGGTCCCTGCTGAGGCGTCCATTGTCGCCTTTGATTTCGGCAAAGACAAGACGGCCGTCGCGGGTTGCGGTGTAGTCCGGTAATCCTCGAGAGCCTTTGAGCGGTGTGGCCCATGTTCCGGACTGTCGGATTGCGGGTTGGTAGTGGCACCATCGCCACCCGAATAGGTCTAATAGGTGTTCGACCTGGACCGCGAAGGATGATTCGAGCATTTCTTGTCCTTTCGTGCGTGTTCGGCAAGGACTGACAGAAGGAATGTTGGGACGGCAATAATTCCAAAGAGGAGCCACATCACCGTCTCGATGTTGTGTGCGTTCATGAGTTCTCCTGCGCTTGCTGTTCTTCTTTGAGGCCTTGAATGAGAATGTTCGCGGTCCCTTTGCTTATTTGGTCAAGGCCTGTCGGAGGAACTTTTCCGAGGGCGCGTGAGATGGCTTTGATTGCGCCGATTTGTGCTTGAGTGGCAAGTGGATGTCCCGCGCTACTGACAACACTAGGGACGCTCTGAGAGGCCTTGGCGGGGATTGTGGCGGGATGTTCGGCTTGTGCTTTCCGCGCTCGGACTTCGTCTAGTGACGCTACTCGCTTTGAGTCAGCTGCGAGGACGGCCATGATGGCTCTGCCCCAAGCGGAAGTCTCAGCGACCATGAGTTCTGAGTCTTTGGTGTATGGGGTGCGTCCTGGGAAGGGTTCCCATGCTGCGCCGATGCCTGGACGAATATCGTCGGGCGTTCGATAGGCCGACGCTACATAGACGAGGAATGTCTTATCTCCTAGCGTCACTAGGTCGAAAGGTTTGTCAAGGTTCGCCGGCTGGAGTGAGCCTTCGGGATGTTTTTCGCGGAATAGGCGGATGCGTTCGGCGACATCTATGTAGTCGCCAAGTCGGTCGGAGTAATCAGCCATGGTGACGGCAAGTTTCGCATGGTGAGGCACCTTCAAGGATTTCCTCGAACTCTGCGAGGTCTGCCATGGTCATTTTGCGCCATGTTGTTATTGGTGTGCGGACTGTTTTGAGTTTTGGATTGCGTTGGATTTCGCTCGTAAAGTACATTCCGCCGTGACTTGGACAGGTGACTTCTCCGTTATCGGATGCGTAATAGGTGGACATTGTTTTCTCTTTTCCGTCGGCTTGGACTCCGACATAAGTCACGGTACAGAATCTCAACGCTTGTGTCAAGTATCGCAAAGGCCCGAGTCCTCGTGTGGAGACTCGGGCCTTTTAGAGACGGGACTAGACGAGAAAGAACTAGCGGTCCGTGTCCTCTATCGCCTGGCGGAACTGTCCAAGAATCCTCCAGACGGCGAAGATAGCAAGAACTAAGAAGCCTACTAGGAGAATCATTTAGGGATTGCTCTGAACGCTGCTTCGATTGCTTTTGGGTCAGCTGATGGCGACACTTCAAAATGGCACCAAAGACCACCGGCGGAGCCACCGTTGTCTTGTGCGTTCCATTCCTTGATGCCTTGCTTTCCGTCATTTGCCCTCGAGCAGCGGAAACCTCGGCCCCAGGCTTTGGACGCGCCTTTGGCTTTGTAGTTGTACTGATGTGCCTCCTCGACACAGAGCTCGTCTGCGTGGTTCACGAGGAACATGAAGACGGTTTCTAAGACTTTGGGGTCCTGACTGCCGGTGTCGATGGCCCGTCCGCTTGCGTGGACGCTCATGTACGGGGCCACGGCTTCGGCGTTCTTTGGGTTAGTGACATCAAGCTTTTGGATATTGGCGGGAGCTGACCGCATAACACGGACCACTAGCCCGCCCATGTAAGTCACTCCGAATCGCTTAGTTAGAAGCTCGGAAAGTTTCTTAGCGGCTGGATGTGTTTCGATGCCAATTTTGTCGAAACCGGTGTAGGGCCGTTTCGTATTGGTCATTTTTTTCCGCCGATGGCGGTGTCGAGTTCTTCTTTTGTGAGGACGCCGTCTTCGTAGTAGGCGCGTAGGACGCGCTCGAGGACTTGTGCTGCGGCCATGAATCCGGCCATGCCTGCGGCTTTGCCGAGGTCGACGCCGAGGATTGCGCCACCGGCGAGGGCGGAGAGTGCTGATGTGCCGAATACTGCCGCAATGCGGGCGATGACTGTGGTGGGTTTCATTCTGTGTCCTTGAGGATTAGTGCTAGCAGACATTGTATTAGAACGGCGGCCCCTGAGATGAGTAAGGCTTGGGATTGTACGACGCCGGACATGGATACGAGCGCGATTCCTGTCCCTGCCCATGTCCAGACATTGTCTCGGATGAATCTCACTATTTATTCTTTCGTGTTGGACTCGGTAGTGCGACGAGTAGGCCTGCGGTGATGATAATAATACGCCTCGAGGAAACGGGGACGCGAGAGCCGACGGGGACATAGGTGTCGACTGCTCCGCCAAAGACATTTATCGCCTCCTCGAAGGCTTCTCGGACGCTAGTTGTGGCGTTGAGGAGTGCGGTGACGATTGCTTCGCCTTCGGATGGTGTGAGTTCGGATTCGGTGATGGCTTCAAAGATTGTCGCTGCGGTGGCTGCTGTGATGTTCTCGAGGACTGCCGGCGATGTGGCGAGGAGCTGCGCTTCGGCGTTGTTGACTCCGGCGGCGATGATGTCTGCGATTTTGGCTTGTATCTGTGCCGGTGGTAGTGCGGCTATTTCGGTTACGAGAGCGAGGACTTGAGGGTCGATGGTTTCCGTTTTCTTGGCGGTGGCCTGAGGTATTGTTGTCGTCGATGTGGTTTCTGGAATGGTCGTCGTTGATGTTGTGGTCGGTGTTGTGCTGGATGTGCTGGAAGTACTGGAAGGCGGGACAGTAGTGCTCGATATTGTGCTCGTTGTCTGCTGGACGGTTGTTGTGGCCGCTATTGGCGCGGCCGTCGTGCTTGTCGTGCTTGTTTGAGGTGCGGCGGTTGTTGTCGATGAGCTGGTGGTGGAGCTGGAAGATGTCGAAGTTGATGTGGTTGAGGTTGTGGTGGTCGCCACGGGGGCGACTGTCGTGGATGTGGTGGATGTGCTGGTGGTTGAGGTCGTTGTGGTCGAGGTGGAGGTCGTCGAAGTTGTGGTCACGGCTTGACTCGTGAACGCTTCGTCCGGAACTATTGACCATCCTTCGTCGTTGATGTTCCAGGCCAACATAAAGCAAGTTCCGCCGCCGTTCTCATAGAACCATGCGTCGAGCGGGACTGAGTCTTCCTCGAGGTTTAGATAGCCGGATTCGGTTGCTGAGCATCCTTTGTCGTCCCAGGTGCCGAACTCGTCGAGGCCGATTTTGATTGTTCCGCCGTCGTCAGCTGCGAGCCAGAATTGAATCGTGTCGTGCGGGGGGATTGTGATGAAGCCTTCGTAGTGAATCATGAAGCCATCGTCGGGGCATTGCTGGAATGGTTCGCCGTCGTAGGAGCGGTTGATGTTGTTTTCGGTTTCGGTTCCGCAAGTGGGGTAGGCCGTGTCTGATTTGACGGGTGGTATTTGGTCGATGATGTAGCCGGTGGCTTTGAGTCCGGAGGTCGACGCCTTGGCGGGATGTGCTGCGGTGAGGGCAAAGATGACTCCTACTAGGGGTAGGAGCCGGCGAATCATTCGAGGGGTTTTACCCAACCGGCCGCGACGAGTTCTTCATCTGACGGCTGTTGTTCTTCGTTTTCCCAAAGGATTATTCCGTAATCGTTGGCGGCCCATCCGTTATCGAATCCGAGAGCTCGTAATGCTGTTTCTATTGTCATCTCTATCATCCGCTTATCTCCTGGAGAATTATGTTGCTCGGCGTTTGGCTAGCAACTTGTGTGTAGACCGCGCCGCCGCCGTTTGTTCTAGCGAATTGAATGGTGTAGGTACAAGCCGAAGTCGTGTTTGGCGTTTCTAAAATTGTGAAAGGGAGGATTGAGTAAAGGTTTCCGGAATTGCTTTGTAGGGCATAGACAAAGGTTTGGATTACCGTGTCGCTTCCGCCAATGGTTCGAACTAATCGGAATCCTAGTTGGTCGTTTGCGCCTGCGATTGAACCGCTTAGGGTGCCAGTAATTAGAATTGAGTTTGTCGTTGCTTGGGGAGTGATGCTTTGGGTTAGTCCGCTTGTTACATAGGTTGTGCTAGTGCTGCCGGTCTGTGTGCTGTAACTAGCGGACTTCACTTGAAGGACACGAAACGCGCCTCTCAAGTTGTTCATTTCCGTCGATGTCAGAACATTTGAACCGAAAGTAGCTGGAAGTGATGTGGGTGTTGCCATTATTTGCCTCGTTTATGGTGTGTATACGAGCACATCTTGACCGTCTAAGAAGGATGAGTCGAGTCTAAAATATGCTGCGTAGCGTTCTGAACCTGTAATCCTAGTCGTCCATTGTGACGGTGTGATGGTGTGTTCGATTTGTTGGATGAGTTGACTTTGAGTCAGAGTTGCGCCAACTTTTTGAGGGATGTTGACGGTGATTCGGTCCATGAGGTCTAGACCGAGGATGGTGGTCCAGTTGGCCGTCGTGGCTTCTGGGTTGACTACTAATGGGTCGATGACAACATGAGGGAGCTGGCCAATGCCCGCTATTACATTTGCGAGGTTTGTCGCGTCGGCAACTGTTGAGAGTTGAGTTGTCAAGTCCATAGATGCTGTTCCGTAGCCGGCGATGGAAGTTGCTTTAGAAGTGTTGATTTGTGTTTCACCGGCGAAACTGACTGTCACTTTGTTCCGGACATTGTCAGCGTCTAGCCGATAGCGGGCTTGTGTTTCAATGCCTATTCCGCCGCTGCCGAAAGTTGCTTGGGATGTCAGCGAGCGTCCCGTGGTAAATGAGTAGCGATTGGTCATTGTGAGGATGCCTGAACGGGAGACATAGAGTTCGCCGCCTTCGGAATCTGATAGCAGTTGGAGTTCGTTGTTGAGTTCGGTCGCGCCTCCAGTAATTGCGGAAACTGTGCCGTAAGGGGTTGAGGTGACTGAATAAAGAGCGGCGGGATATGACGATTGCGCCATGAGGCGAGTGAATCTGGCGGCGGTTGTTTCGGTGATTCGGTCGGTTGATAGTTGGTAGATGGTGTTGAACTGTGTTCCGCCAACTGCGGAGCTCCCGCTTTGCTGCCAGACGCAATAGTGTTGTCGTAGGCCTGAGTCAATTTGTGCTATATCTGCGTGAGAAGTAGCGAAGGCTACTGGTGCTGGATAGGTAAGTGTGAGAGCTCTACCGTCTAACCAGGATTCCGTGACTGTGCCGGATGAGTTGACATTCCACGCCAGGTGATGTGGTTGGGCTACATCGACGGGTAGGGCGGCTTCCGCGTAATAAACAGTCGTGTCATTGAGAGCGAAATACATAAATTTAGAAAGTGACTTCACATAATAGGCATAGGTTCTCCATCCAACATCGACGAATAACAACTGTTCTACATCTCTTAGATTGGCTTGTTTGTACCATCCGCATACAGATACAAAGTTGGTCGCTGCGGTTTTTAGACCTGTTTGAGCTTGGAGTGTGCCGTTGTAATTACCGAGGGCGCATGAGATTTGGGGTAGTCCTTCGGCTAATGATTCTCCGTTTTGTACTAGGAGGTCTGTGCGTCCGGAAAGGTTTGTAGCTGATGGTCCGTTACTGCTTCCGTAATCTTTGAGGGCTGCGCTGTTGGGTTGTGTGCCGTCGATTGGGTCGTCGCATGGGAAGTAGTGGTATGGGTTCAGGCTTCGGATGTAGCTGTCGGCCCACGAGTAGGGGAGGTTTTCGTTGGCTAATAATCCAAGGGCATCAAAGCAATCGAGGGAGACGGTTGAGTCGAATCCGGCATCGGTGATTTCTATGGGCCATCCTGAGATATAACCGCGGAAGATTAGATAGTCAACGGAGGCATTAGTGCCAGTAATTCTGATTTGGCGTCTTGGAAGGAGTTTTCCGTAGTAGGTGCCTGCGGTGTATGTGGGGTCAAAGATGCGTGTCCGGTTGTCGAGGAGGACTGTTGCGGTGCCGGTGTCGAAGTTTTGCCAGTCGTCGTTACGGCCGCGGCGAGTATTTACTTCACGGACATAGGTCGTGACATCGGTCCAAGTTGGGGACGCCACATAGGGTCCATCGTTGAACGCAATTTCAACCTTAGTCGTGGGATATGCCATGACTACTTGACCTTGATGGGGACGCCACCGAATCGCTTTTCGTATTGTTGCAATACTTCGACAACTTGACGGCCGATTTCGGTTTTGTCGCCGACGCCTGCCTGAACGGTGATGTAATAATTGCCTGGCCCTTTGCCGTTGCCTGCTGTTGCGTCGAGTGTCGCTTGGAAGCCTGGTGTCGCCATGCCTGCGGCGGTGCCGGCTGCTGAAACATCGGCAAGGCTTGAGGAGAGTGTTGCGGCGGTGAGTCCTGATGTGCCTGAGATGAGGTCTTTGGCTACGACTGCTCCGGCGACTGGCCCGAGGTCGAGAAGCTGTTGAATTGCTGCGGGGCTCATTTGCCCGCCTGAGATAAGTGTTTTGAGGTATCCGCCGAAGTCTTTGGCCGCTTGTATCTGCTCGCGGAAGATTGTGATGTAGTCCTTCGGCTTTGTTTCTTTGGCTTTGGTGACTGCGGCTTCTGCGTCGGCTACTTTGAGAAGGGCTCTGTCGTATGCCATTGCATCTTTTGTGTTGTATGCATCGGCCAGGTCATCGTAGGCGGTTTTGCGGTCTTCGAGAGCGGTTTTCATTGCTGATTCTGCGTCAGCTGATTCTGATGCGGCTTGGCTGAATGAACCGGAGAGGGAGACATTTGCTGAGATTGCTGAGGCGATGCCGGCAACATAGTCTCTAATGGCTTGTTTAGCGGATGCGAGGTTGTCTTTGAATGTTGCGAATCGTTCTTTTTCTTTGGCGTCGGCTTTTTCTTGTGCTGTTTTGTTTGCGGCGTCTCGGACTTTTTGTTTTTCTGCTGCTGCTGCGGCTGCCGCTTCTTTTTCTTTGGCTTGTTTTTTTAGAATGTCGAATTGTTCTTGGTTGTATTTGGCAAGGACTTCTTTATTCGTAATGTCTTGTTTATCGTTGGCCATTACTTTCTTTTGTACGCTGGTGTAGGCCGAAAGAGTGTCAATGTGTTTGATGGTTTTTCCATCTGTGATACCTATGGCACCACCTACTCGAGATGAGGCGTTGCCTAAGAGGATTCCGGCATTTGTGACGCGGGTGAAGATATTGCGCAAGCGTCCAAAGCCGCTGACAGAGCCGTCGGCGGCGTGGAACATATCGCCGAGTTTTGTGTTGACTTTGTCAAGGCTTATAGATGCTTGGCGGCCGAACTCCTCAAAGGCTGCTCCGAGTCCTTCGAGTGTTGCTTTTTCACCAATAGCCACCAATGAGTCCGCAAAGGCGTTCATTATTGGGATGAGTTTTGTTCCGATGGCGTCTGTTACTTCACCAAAACCGTTTTTCATCCGTTGAGTTGATACGGCGGTTGCTGATGCGGTGCCTTTGACTTGAGTTTCGATGGCGGTAAGGATGACCTTTTGGGCGTCGTGGATTCGGTTTGTCTGAACGAGGACGGCGAGCTTTGCTTTTTCGGATTCGGTGAATGTGATTCCGGAGCGTCGGAGGCTGTTGACGCCTTTGATGGGGTCCTCAAGTGCCTTTCCGAGTTGGACGGCGTTGGTGGTGGCTTCGCCGAATCCTGCGGCGGCCATGTCGACGGCGGCCTGGGTCGCGCGGTCGAAAGCTTCGCCGGCGATGTTTGCGGTCATTGCGAGCTGACGGAATGTGAGGAGCTTGGCTTGTGCGGCTTTGATTGTTTCAGCGGTGACGCCTGTTTCGCGCTCGAGTGCGTCTGCGTAGTCTGAGATTCTCTTGGTGACGCCGACTGTGTCTTTGCCGAATAGTCCCATGGTGCGAGAGATTGCGACGATGCGTTGGTCAGCGATGGCGGCTAGTTCTGCCATCTTTGTCCATTTGAGAGCCACTACTGTCGCGGCGGTTCCCATTGCTGCCAGGGCTAAAGCTCCTTTTTTCGCTGCTGCTCCGGCTTTGTTGCCGAAACTATTGAGGTCATTGGATGCGCCCGCTAGTGCCTTGCGGAGAGGAGCTGCGTTTCCTGTGACGACTACATTTATTGCCTTTGCCATGACTACCTAAAATACTTCACGGTTAGCTCATCTATGCGCTTTGCGTACACGGCGGCTACTTCGTTTCTACGGCCATCGAGAGCGTCGTAGATGAACGGTTGAGGCTTTATCTGTCTAGCGGGCCATCCGAAGTGGATAGCACCGGCGTAGGGGACGGATGCTGAGCCGACACGGACGCGGCCCATTCGTTGAGTTGAGCCGTCGCGGATGGATGCGGCGAGCTTGCCGGAGACAACGGGGACGAATCTTTTGGCTCCTTGGATGACGATTGCGGCGGCGCGTTTGTGCGTCTCCTTCATTGAGTCTCGAGTCTCTTTAGACATACTGCGGAGAGCTTTGTTGACTTCGGCTAGGCCTTCGATGCCTTGCTTGCCTTGTCCGCTGTCTAGTCGGAAACCATATTGTCCAGTCCCTGCCATGCGTTCTCTCCTGTGTTGATGTTGGCCTTAGGCCATATTTGCTCGGCCATAACATTCAGAATCGTCGACGGTGTTTTCATTAGGTCGAGTGGGCTGATGCCTGTTTTTACTGAGATAACTCCGATGAGCCATGTGGTGCTACCTGGTCCGAAAAAGGGGTATCGGCTATGTGTGGTTGTACTTCGTCGACATTCCTCATCCACATCTCGAATGAGAGTCCGGTGTTTCCGGCTTCGTGGATTGAGTGGTATGCGGCAAAGTAGAGATAGGTCTGTTTCGGGTGGTCTTCTGTGAAGGCTTCTGTCCAGGCGATGCCGAACTTTTCTTCAAACGCAACTTCGGTCGATGCCCAGACTTTTGTCTTTGACTCCGAGCCGTCTCTGTGCTTGACGGTGATTGCGATTGCCATGGTTCTAGACGGTTCCCTTTGTGATTGAGCCACCGGTGAGGGTGATGCTTTGCTTACTGAGCTCTCCGACTGCGCCGTTGACCGGTGTTGAGGAGGCTAAGAACATCGAGGTACAAGTGAACTTTTGTGTCCCTGCGGTCGTGCTGTTTGCGATAATGAGCTGCGTGGTGCCGGTGCCGACATTGGTGTAGAGCGTGTCTAGAACAGAACTCGTCGCCATGTCGTTGTTGACCTCCAAGGTCACGCTCAGGTTGACGAGGCCCCCTTGGAAGACATGGCCAGAAGCCCCCATGGATGTGACTTCAATTGCATCTTTTTCATAATTTATGGAAACGCTTGTCACGAACGGGGTTAGCGACACGGCGGTTCCGCCGGTCGTTGGTGCCATTGTTACGGTGGCGTCTGTAAGGACGAATACTGCCATGGTTAGCTCTTTACTATTGAACCACCGGTGAAGGTGATGGATTGCTTGGATAGTTCTCCGACTGCGCCGTTGACCGGCGTAGATGCTGCGAGGTACGCATTAGAGATTGTGAAAGTTGGGTTCGGTGTACCGGTTGAGAGGTTTTTGATGACGAGCGTGTTGGAGCCTGAGCCGGTTGCGCTCCAAAGTGTCTCGAGGACGCTTGCTGCTGCCATGTCGTTGTTGAGTTCCACGGTGACGGACAGATTGGTGAGGCCTCCCGTGAAGACATGAGCTGCCGCTGTCCCCATTCCTGTGACTTCGACGGAATCTTTTTCATAATTCACGGAAATGCTTGTCACGAAGCTACTGAGGCTAATTGTGTTCACGGTTAGGGATGCGTCGGTAAATACGAAGACGGCCATGGCTTAGTCCTTTTCTTTGGTTGTGGGTTTTGTTACGGGTTCGACGATGCCAGATTCGACGAGGAGGTCGATGTCTGCTGGTGCGGCGATGATGTCTGCGTCTGTGATGACGGTTCCAGGAGCTCCGAGTGTGGAGTTTTCGGAGAGGATTTTGTAGTTAGCCATATATGTCGACCTCGAATCGGTAGGCGGTCATTTCTACGCCTGATACTACTACCGAGCGGGGTAGAGCTTCGGTGACTTGGCAAGTGGAACACGCGCCGCCAAGTGTGCGGTCCGATTCGATTGCTGCGACGACGCTGGAGGCTCCGGTGGATGTGAGGTATGCGTCGAGGCGGTCTTGTGATGAGCGGTCTGACATTCGGCCGACGATGATGAGGATGAAGCCTTTGTAGTAGTCCAGGCCGTTAGATGACATGGACATTCCGTAAGTGATTTCGAGTGGTTCAACGACGGCAGCTGGCGGAGCGAGCGAGTCTGGCACATAGTCGAAGCACCGGAGGCCGGTGATGGTGTCGAGGGCTGTTGTGAGCCCTTGGCGGACGGAGGTTGGGTTCACGCGAAGAACTCGCGGCGGTATGCGCGGACCATTGCTGCGATGTCGCGGCCGAGTGGTGACATTCGTATCGCGCCAAGTTCTGA